CTTTATCAAATAGTTGCATGTTCTTTTGAGCTACATTAGGAAACTTTGTACCAAAGATAGCTTGTCCTGGTGCGCCACCCTGTCGCCTAAACACTTTACCTGGATATACAGACAAGTCCTGACCTGGTGTTAGGTTAGTCTCGTCTACTTCTATAATTAAGTTTCCAGATAGTGCAGCATTATCAATAGCCATCCGCATAAAGCCATTCATTAATGTCTGGGTATCGTCCATGTTTTCAGCAATACCTACACCAAAGAAGCTGTAAGGGTTATGTTCATACGGAACAGCATAGTAAGGAATACGTGAAGGCTTGAAAGGATTAAGAACAATGCGTAAGACCCTACCGTTACAAGTCCATATGTTACAATTAATCTCGTCCATCTTCTTATACTCCGAAGGAATGTTAACGCCATTCTCTTCAAGTACTTCAGTATCTACGTAGCCCCAAAACTCTAAGACTTCCCATCTTTCTGACTCAGACACTGTAGTATCGTCGTCTGCCATTGTCTGTTCCCAGTGTTTAAGCTGATAGTCTGGCCCCATCTCAATAGCAGTTTGTATCTCATCTTCCATAAAGTAAGGTCTTTGCTTTAAACCTCGTAGTTGAGATCGAGACATTTTGTGGCGTTCTACTACATACTCTGCATCATCCATACTTGTAGCTTCAGGATCAGGATAGAAACTCCAGGCAGATACATGATTTGTCTGAGGTACAGTCTTGACCATAGGATCATAGTCACCCTCCTCATCCCAGTTAGGATATTCTTTATCTACTGCGAAAGGCCCTTTCATAACACCTGTTCCTAGTAGTGCCATCTCAAATGCCATACTTCTTAGGTGAGTGTTAGCTCCTGACTCCTGTAGTTGATCATGTATTTTCTTTTCCATCTTCTTAGCTGCAACCATTGCAGGATGAAAAGTTACAGTAGGAGTTGTTGTACCTTGACCCTCAATTAGCATGTCACTAACTGGATCAAGCTTTTGTTTTAAACCACCAAGCCTTCTTCTTAAATCGTCCTCTGTTTCACCAGGTTCTAGTACAGTATCGGGGCCTATTAAGAAAGGCTTTGGTGGAGTATCGCTAAACGCTTCTTTTAATGCCGCATTCCCTGCGACAGCGTTAGGATCTATATTCACATGCACTGCTTCTGCTACACCATCAGGTAATACAGAAGGAGATACAGACAAAGGAAACTTATTATTTCCAAATAGTACTTCTACTATCTGTCCATACGCTGCAAGTGTTTTAGTTTTTGTTACTTTTACAAATACACGAGACTTCTCTGTATCGGTAAACTGAACTTCAGAACTATAGATACCTCTATAATTTCTATAGGCACGTAACCATCTACTTTCATCACCCTGTCTTGCATCCTCTGCTCGACGGTATCTATCTTGAACGTAAGTGACTACTTGGTTAGACGAATCTAATAGAGTATCTTCTGCGTCTTCTGCTGCAGTAACTTCGTCTGTCTCAAAAGATAGTTCATCTATTTCTGCCATTGTAATTCCTTATTTGTTTTTTCTTCTTCTACATCAAACGTAACAACAATATTATTTTGCATTGTAGAGTGCCTTAGATAATCTACAGGACAAGTTTTTAACCAGTCTAATAATTCTTCTAGTCTCGTCATTAGTAACCGAAGCTTGGGTCTGAGGCCTGAAAGCCTGTACGTTGAGTTGCAGGATTATAATCCCATATAGAAGATCTAGGTCTTGTCATCACTCCATAACGAAGAGCGTCATAAAGATGATCTTCTGCGTTAGTATCTACATCTTCAGGATTTCTTTTATCTAAAGGAAGTACAGGAAGTTGAGATATAATATTGGTGCAGGTTGAAAAGAAAACGATCCTTGGCTCATCAGTAAACTCGTCAACCTGCATACGACGGTGGATCTCGTTTTTCCCAGCAACACGCGATCCGCGAGAACGATCTGAAGGCCTCCATCGACAGCCTTTCATGTTCATTTGTTCTGCAAGCGAAGGGCCAGTGTCACCTCGTTTATGCCATAGGGAGGAATCCAACACACCGTATCTAATAGTTCCATCATCCACTTCTTCCTGCAACACCATATCTGCTAGATCGGTTGCAGTAACTCTGGAACAATATAACTCTCTATACACTACAAGTTGTTCAGCAGGGGATACTGCTATCCACACAACTCCAGTATAGCTTCCGTAGCCGTAGTCACAGGCTCGGAACTTAGTCCAATTAGTCGGTATAGGGAAAGGATCAACTACGTGTATCTTTCTGTTAAATTCTGGGAATGCTGCGCCATCACTAACATCCCAATTTCCCTCTAATAGTTGCCTACGTTGGTTCTCAGGTAAAGACAAAAGCATTGCTTCGTAGTCTCCACCCTCAGATAAGTAGGGGTTATCAAATAGACTTGCAGGAATAAACCTTCGTTTAAACAAAGGCTGCCCTTCTTTACTGTGGCCTGGAGGAAACTTAATTGTTTCCCCTGTCTCTATATTCGTAGCCCAAAAGGATTTCTTAGAAGGGCTAGGATCTATAAACATCTTCTTAACCCAAGAGTGTCCACTACCTCCAGGGTTTGTTGTAGCTCTCATATACAAACCTAGATCTTTAGAGTATGCACTCCTAAGTCTAGATCTCATATAATCCCAAGCGTATGGAGTACTCCACTGAGTTAACTCGTCAAATCCTATCCAATTAAACGCTTGACCTTGGTAACGCATGACATCCATATCTTTATCCAGATACGACATCCATAGTCTACCGCCTCTAGGTGTAATCCACTGGCTTTTTCTCTCAGACCACTTAATGCCTGGGATTGCTTTAGGATATAACTCTTGGCTTTTCTGTATAAGTTCACGAAGTTCTTCCGTTGTATGTCTTACAAGCAACCCACTAAAGTTGTTGTCGTTTAATCCATGTAAAGGATCTGCTAACATAGCGAAGCTTTTGCCACCACCTGCTGCTCCACCATACAAAACTTCTCTTTCAGAAGAAGAGAGAAACTCTGTCTGTGGCCCAGGGTTAGGTTGGAAAACTACATTAACTGCTTCTTCTACATCAAAAGGTTCAGCTACTGCTTGGGCAGGTGTAGTTGTCTTAGCTTTCTGAATAGGCTCCGATGTTTTGCTCTTCGAGATTTTGGATTTCTTTGAGCGTTGCTTCGAGCCTTTGGGCAAGCTTCCGTTTAATTGTAAGTGCTTTTTTACGTCGCTTCTCAACTGCGATCCTTTTTGCTAAACCAGTATGAGAAATGTACCTACCTGTTTGTTTCTCTAACCATACTGCGACTTCTCTCACAGGGTATTGCTTCAAGTGGCGTTTAGCTATTTCTAAAGCATCTAGTTCGTGGGGGATGGGTTCAAGAAGTCTTTCGTTATTCTCATTTACTTTATAACCGAAAGGAACTTGTTTACTTGCACGAGCTATTGTGTGCCACTCTTTGCTATTCTTTTTAGGTTTAGGTAAATCCCAAAACGCTAAATCTTTTCTGTCATCATATATTGGCATAATGTTTTATAAGAAGATAAACTAACAGAATTGCTACGGCAGTCTTTACCCACATCCTGATATATAAAAGTCTAGCTGCTCTTTCTTTAGACTGTAAGTACTTCACGAGTTAACACTTACTCATTGACCCCTTCTTTAGGTGGTAGATAAAAGACACCACCTGATGAAGTGACATCTACTTTATCTGTCTTACCTAGTCCTGCTCTATCTAATATATCTTTTGCTGCAGCTTGCTTATCTCTAATACCTAGCTCTGTAGGATCCATTAATCCCTGCGCTATAGAGTATGCAGCTTGAGGTGCAGTCCTGGCAAAGTAACTACGTGTTGCATCTGTTATCTCATCCTTCAAAGACTGTACAATTTCTGTTGTACTAGACCCATCAGAATAGCCTGCTAACTTCTTTGCTTCAACTACATTACCATTTGCTCCATCAAATAGAACAGCTAAAAATTTTTGTTGTCTTTCTGTTAACTGTCTAGCCATTATCCTCTCGCTATCTTTTTTGCTTTGTCTGACAAATCTTTGAAGTGAACTACAAGTTTAGAGTCTTTAGTATGTCTTGCGCCAGTGTGAATTTTACCATTCTTCATTTTATGAACTGCGCCCTTGTACTCTTTTCCTGTTTTAAAGTAATGTTTTGATCCTGCTGCCATGTTAAAACCCTGTTAGTCGCCTTATATCACCTCGACAAATTCCTATGTCATTTAATTGTTTGTCATTCATGTTCATTAATTGATAATACGCTACTCTGTTTTCCATGTATGTATTATATCTTTTAACTAATCGTCTAAGCATTTTGTAACTCCTATAATAATAAGTCAGCCTGTCTGACCTACGCATATAGTTATACCACACTTATACTATTTTAGTTTTGCTATTATTGCATTTCCGTTATGCAGATTCTCCTAGAGCAGTAAGCTCGAAGCAGTAAGTCTTAACATAATAATTAGTTAGGCTTACTGCAGGAGCTATCTTATCTAAATTAATTGCACACTCTGCCCTGGAATTAAAGAAACCCTTAGTTCTTACTATTGTGTCACAAGTTGTTACTTCTGTTGTTGCACACGCTAGTATAACTGCAAGCCACATTATCTTTTCTTACTTGGTGGATTAGATGCACCACAAGTAGCCATACCTCCACCTCTGTAGCCTTTCTTCGCCATACCACCTTTGTTTAAGTCTAGAGCCTTACGAGTATCCATTATAATGTTGTACTCTTTAATTGGTATAAGTTCCCCTTGAAACATCTTCATCCCTGGCCCTAGCTTAGGTATTTTTCTACCTGTCTCCGATCTAGTGTTTATAGGGTTCTTTGCCTTATCATTTCTATCAGGCGTTCTATTTCTACTGGATGTAATAGTAATACCCATTTTCTTTAATGCATTTGTAATAGCAGCAGGCTCTTTCCCAAAGGAAGTAGCCCAAGGAGAAAGACCTTCAGCTTTATCTCTAGCAGATAACTTAACCTTTATCTTTAGTACACCATTCTCTACTTTGTACTTACCGCCTAGTTTATTAATAGCTGCGGCTTCTTTAGCTGAGTATTTTTTCTTAGCCATGTTTTTCCCCTTGGTTTTACTTTATTCTGATTGCTGTTCTTTTAGAACAATTCCTAATATAGCACAGACTACTCCTGCCCAAACTACAATAGGTATGCCTAATACAACACCTAGTCCAACACCACCAACTGCAACAGCTAGATAGCTAGAGGGTTCTTTTGCTCTACCTTTTAACCAATTCATATTAGATACTCCTATTTAAAAGTGTACGATAAACCGACTGAGATGTCGTTGTACTTCATTCCGCTATCCAGAGATAACTCCGAATACACAGAAAGATTGCTATGCAAAGGCATTGTACTTGTAACCTTTGCTCCGTCTACATCAATAGACCCTGAACTTGAGTAAGACCAATCTAAGGACGGCCTAACAGACATGCTACTAAAACTTGCAGTCATACCTACATCACCCTTCCAGGATTGAGTCTTAAATGCATACTCTACTGAGGCATCAGGTATAAGAGGATTAGATACCTCTGCACTTAAAGCTACCGTTGATGCTGCCAGTATTGCACTTGCAGTAATTAACTTCTTCATATAGTCACT